CGACCCAGCGCCAGTTGAGATCCTCGAACTTCTCGCCTGGTCGGATCAGCACCTGATAGTTGCCGTCCAGCAACTCACCAACAGCAGAGACAAACACGGGTTCGATGGGCTTAGATCCACCGATGCGCATATCCCAAATGGGTTGCGCGCCATAGGGCAGTTTGGGTTGCATCAGATCAGCCCTCCAAACGGATCGTCACCTCCGACTGTCGCGGTATCGAGCTGGTCTTCCCAGCGGTGCTGGTTCAACCAAGTCGCAGGGTGAGGGATGAACTGACCGCCCTCCTTTGTCCAATCGCGTGAACGCTTGGCAGCCTCAAGGCCAGCCATGATCGCTGAGCAAACCTCATCGTTGGGCTTGATCTTGATCCATGCCTTGAGGGCTTCGGGCTTGGCAACCTTGCGGGGATAGGCCACCCAAAATTCAGCAAACCGATCCACATCGACCCCCATAGAAGTTGGTTTGTGGTTATTGGTTTGTGGTTTATGGTTAGCTTTCGGTTTGGTTTCCTCGTCGGCACCGTCTCGGTTTTCAGAAATAACCGACTCGGTTTTTTTCGGGCGACCGCCACGCTTTCCGTTGGCTCGGGCGAGATCAGCGCGAGAGTGATACTCTGCAATCTCGTCATCGCAGCGACCGTGAGACCAACCGGTCTCTGTCTGCTCAAAGAACTCATTGAGTACGGTGACGATGGCCTGCTTTTCCTCGTCGGTTCTTGCGGATAACCGACGGAAAACCAGCTCGGTTTCGAGCGGTATGGGCTGTTCGTGCAGGTAGTAGGTGTCGAGCAACTGGCGGTAAGCGCCGTGCTCTATCAGCGTGAGATGGCTGGTGTCACGCCGGTAGTCACCGATGTGATGCTTGAAAAAATTCATGGTTACGTCCTCGTCCTTTCCTCAACAACCCCGAAGGGGCGGAAGGCCTGGCCGAAAGGACGAAGCACCAGGCCGTTCAGTTACTGACCGTCGCCAGCAACCTATCCGCACGACAAGTGTCCTTGATTTACATCAACATGTAAAGCAAATATCCTTGTGGTTTGGCGGGGTATGTAGTACCTTGTCGTGAAACTTGCACCTACATCGGGCTTGACAGCGACAACAAGGTGCTTGTAGCTTTAGCGCAAGCTAAAACATGCAACGGGGTTTCCAATTGGCAGAGTTTGGCAACAGAATTAAGCAAGTGCTCCACGAAAAGGGGCTATCGCAATCGCAGCTTGCTCGCCTTGTCGGGGTCAAGCAGCAGACCATCAGTTACATCTGTGCGCCCGACAGCCCATCCTCCACCTCTCGGTATGCGTCCAAGATCGCAAGCGTTCTGGGCGTCAACCCTGCCTGGCTCCAGTCGGGGGAAGGAGGAAAGTACGATCCAACGGTAAGGATTGAGCTTGAGGGGGTTGAGGTGTCGGTAAGACAGATACCTCTCATATCGAAATCAGCCGCCGTTGAGTTTCTCAAAGACGGCAACACTGAGATAACGCACGCACTTATGACGGACGCAAAAATTGGAAAGAACGCGTTTGCCGTAGAGATCGACGGGGACAGCATGAGACCGCTGTTCAGGCCGGGTGATCGAGTGGTCATTGACCCCGATCTGTTGCCAGAGCCAGGAGACTTTGTTCTGGCCAGCTCAGATGGCTCGGTCACATTCAGAAAGTACCGGGCGAGGGGTGACAACCTGTTCGAGCTGGCACCCATGAATGACGACTGGCCGGTGATTCGGTCGGACGCAGGGGTCAAGGTTCTTGGAGTCATGGTCGAGCATCGAAGTTACCGGCACCGAAAGTAATTCGGCAATCAACCCAGCTAAACCTCGGAGGCACCGAGGTTTTTTTTCGTCTGCGCCCGAACCTGACACCAAATTGACCACAACGAATCGCGTAAAAACCACACAAACCCCTGTGTTTCGGTGGGTCTATTAACAAGAACCCTTTACATCCTGCGTTGACCTACAGATAATCTTGTTTGTGCGGCACGTTTTGCAGCCGCCGGAGACACAAACATGAGCGATCAAGCAACCCCCGAAGACACAAGCGTCCTTGCTTTTGCCAAGCTGCGCGAAGTCAACGTCAACGAGTACATCGAGAAGAAGAACAACCTGTCCTACCTGTCATGGGCTTGGGCGGTTGACCAGCTTCTGATGCGCGATGCCAGCGCCACCTGGGAGTACCGCTTCGGTATCGACCCAGCCACCGGACAGGCTGTGCCCTACGTCTGCATCGGCCAAACCGCAATGGTGTTCTGCACCGTGAAAGCTTTTGGCGTGGAGCGTACCGCTCAGTTGCCAGTGATGGATCACCGCAATAAGCCGATCCCCAACCCCGACGCGTTCCAAGTCAATACCGCCATGCAGCGATGCCTTGCCAAAGCTATCGCCCTGCACGGCTTGGGTCTGTACATCTACGCAGGCGAAGACGTGCCCGACGAGGTCAAGCCCGAGAAGCCCGAGCCCAAGCTGTCCGCTGAGGAACTCAAGAAGGCGCAAGACGCCATCGGCGACTGCGAGACAGTCGAGCAGCTACGCGACCTGTACAACGGCTTTGACCCGGCAACTCGCGCCGTCACCAAGGAGCTGGTGTCTGCCGTCAAGAAGCAGCTCGAATCCAAGGTGCCCGCGTAATGGCAAACGAGCTGCAAGGCACCGAGGCGTGGTTCAAGGAGCGCGAGGGCAAGCTCACGGCCTCCGCTTTCGCTCAGGCCGCAGGCCTCGGGCCGGGATCACGCCAGCAACTGTGGCGCAGGCTGATGAAGCTCGAGGAGTTTCACGGCAATGTGGCAACAGATTGGGGCACAGAGCACGAGCCGGTGGCACTCGAGGCTTACCAGGTGGAGACCGGACTGCTGGCTGACCTGGTGGGTTTTGTGCCGCACAAAACAATGGATTGGCTGGGTGGATCACCCGACCTGTTGATCGGTGCGGACGGCATGGGGGAGATCAAGTGCCCAGTGTCCCAGGCGCTCTACCCCGATGTGCCGGTCTACTACCTCGCCCAAGTTCAAGGCCTGTTGGAAGTCACGGATCGCCAGTGGTGCGACTTCATTTGCTGGACTCCCGAAGCCATGAGCATTACCCGCGTGCATCGCTGCCCCGCCTACTGGGACTGGCTGCATGTACGTCTCGCAGAGTTTTGGACGTTTGTCCAAGCACAGGTGGAGCCGCCAAGGGCAAAGCGCCCAGCGCCCATGCTGATAACCGACCACATTGAGGCAACTCGCGTGGTCACTTTTTCTTGAAATCGAAAGGACTGTTATGACACAACTGGTTGGAGTATTCCGCATAGGCCGTGATGCCGAGCTGCGTGACGCGGGCGGAACATCTGTTCTGAATCTGGCATTGGCCTACAGCTACGGCAAGAAGGTTGCGGGTGGTGATCGCCCAACGCAATGGATCGAGGCCGCTCTGTTTGGCAAACGTGCCGAGGCGCTCTCGCAGTACCTCGTCAAAGGTCAACAGGTGTATGCCGTCATCAACGACGCACACGTCGAGACCTACGAGAAGCGCGATGGCGGCGTGGCCTCAAAGCTGGCTGGCCTGATCGGTGAGATCGAGCTGGTGGGTGGCCGTCCCCAACAGTCTGGTGAGCGTCGTGAGCGCGACGAGCGCCCTGCTGCACCTCCTCGTCGTGAAGCTGCGCCAGCCCGAGGCAACACCGGCAGTGGCTTCGATGACCTCGGGGACGACATTCCTTTTTGAGAGTCCGACATGAAGCAATACATCGGCACCAAAATCATCAACGCCAAGCCCATGAACCGGGCTGACTACAACACGTTCCGGGGCTGGCAACTGCCTGCTGACGAGAACGGTGCGGACGAAGGCTACCTAGTGGAGTACGTCGACGGCGGCAAGGGCAACACCGACCTGTACACAGGGTATGTGAGCTGGTCGCCCGCCGAAGTTTTCGACCGCGCCTACCGCGAGTGCGACGGCATGACCTTTGGCCAAGCCATCGAGGCGATCAAGGCTGGCCAAAAGGTTGCCCGCACTGGCTGGAATGGCAAGGGCATGTGGATCGGCCTGCACAAAGAGGTCGGAACATTCACCCGCAAAGAGTGCGGCACAGAGCTGACCTACCGCGACTACATCACCATGAAGACGGTGGACAACCAACTGGTTCCGTGGGTGGCCAGCCAAACAGACGTTCTTGCTGAGGACTGGGAGATTGTGAAATGAAAGATCTCGAACAGGCACTTCCCAACAAGCTCACAACGGGCGACATCCTCGCTACCGTCGTGAATACTGAATACTGGCGGCTTGGCGAATCGACGACCACAGTCTGTCAGCTCACGCTCAAGAATGGCTTCACGGTGATAGGCACCAGTGCCTGCATCGACCCGCTCGAATTCAACAAGCCAGTGGGTGAGCAGGTGGCGTGGGACAACGCGCTCGACAAGGTGTGGGAGCTGGAAGGCTACCTACTCCAACAGAAACGCCACGAAGCCGGGTTGGCGTGATGAGTAGCGCAGCCGAGATCCTGCGTGACGAGGGCATCATGCGTGCCGTCGATCACGCTGACAAGGTGCATGAGCAGTGGTCTGACCGGGCGTTCTCAACGCTCACAGACTACATCGAGCTGATCGGGGGAGCGGGCAGCGAGTTCACCTCCGAGATGGTTCGGTTCTACGCCGAAGATCAAGGGCTCCCCAAAGCCCCTGACCAGCGAGCTTGGGGCGCAGTCATGCTCAAGGCCGTGCGCGCCAACAAGTGCAAGAAGAAGGGCTGGGCAACAGCCACCGACCCCAAGGTTCACTGCAACCCAGTGACGCTTTGGGAGGCAACCTAATCATTAACCCAAAAGGAGAGAGGCATGGACATGCCCAAGCGACCCGAGCACGTCAACATCGTGCTCACCCTGCCGGAAGTGGATGTGGTGCTGCAAAGCATGGGCAAGCAGCCCTATGACACAGTGGCCGATCTGATCGCCAACATTCGCCGTCAGGTGATGGTGGCGTTCGAGGCACTCAACGCGCCACCCAAGGCGGCAAACGAGGAGGCGAAGGGGTGATGAATAACTACCAGCGCACCGCAGCCTGGCTGCACGCGTGCGGCAAACAGCCCAGCACAGAAAGCCTGTCTGTTCAGATCGGCTGCCACCTCGAGGAAATCTGTGAGTTCATCGACGCGATTCGCACCGAGAAGGAAGGCTACGCCAAGCTGCTCGACCGCACCTCGGACGACTTGAAGTGGTTCGCCAGCAAGGTGAAGCGCGGCGAGCTGATTGCCTACATCCCGTTTCACAAGCGGGTCGAGGCACTCGATGCGCTGTGTGACTGCGAAGTCACTGGCAACGGCGTGGCGTACCTCGCGGGCTTCGACAAGGAGGAGGCCGACAAAGCGGTTCTCGAATCCAACGAGGCCAAGCTGGTGGACGGCAAGCCGGTGATTCTCGAGGGCGGCAAGATCGGCAAGCCCGAGGGGTGGAAGCCTCCCGATCTGTCGAGGTTTGTGTGATGACCGCCGAGCCCGTGGATCACATCACCCTCTCGGCCTCCATCATGGATGGGGCTGAGGGCGTGCAGTTGACCGCGAAGGTCAACGATATTTTCCAGACCCTAGACGTGATGGCGCGGTTTCTCGCAGCCTGCGGCTACGGCGAAGGACGACTACATTTTGTCAACAAAAAGGAAGAAGCATGAAATCGCAACGTATTTACCTGGTGGGTCACGGACAGACTGTTCGTCTGGTCAAGGCAGCTCACCGCGCACAGGCGCTGGCCCATGTGGCTCGCACCATCATCAACGTCAAGGTGGCCAACCAGGACGAACTGGTCGAGGCCGTGAGCCGTGGCATCGCCGTGGAGACAGCAGCCATTGACCAGGACACGGGCGATCTGCTCGAGGGTGTGGCGGCGTGATTGCCTGGCTGAAATCAATGGGCGGCGTGCTGGGCATCACAGCCCTCATCGCCGGTATCTGGTGGCTCGTGGGCGTCATGCTGGGCGTGGCGTACCTCGGTTTCAAGATGGTGACAGGATGACAGAAAAAACAATGGTGACGCTCTCTGAGGTCGCAAAGATGCTGGCGGTTGACCAGGAAACGGCTCGCCGCTGGGCGGCCGAAGGTCGGTTCCCAGCCTTTCAATTCGGCGACCGCGCTCGCTGGCGTGCATACCGCGAAGACATTGACGAGTGGGTTCGCTCTCATCAAAATAACCGCTCGACTGGGCAAGTCGAGGGCGCTCAACAGTAAGCCCATCTGGGCACGAAAGGACGACTGATGAGCCTCTATCGTAGGAAGGACGCTTCCAACACAAAGGTCTGGTACATGCGCTACACCGATGCCGAGGGCGCGGTGCGGCGCGAGTCCACCGGCACCGAGAACAAGCAGCTCGCACAGCTTGCGCTCGACGCCAAACGGGCTGAGGTGTGGGAGCACAAGAAGCTGGGCGTGAAGCAGAAAATGCTGTTCTCAAAAGCGTGCGAGATCTTCCTGGAAACCAAGGCGGACAAGGACGTGCATGAAGACTACGAACGGCAGTTGACGTGGTGGCAGGCACAGTTTGGCAAGACCGCCTGTCTCCACGACGTGACCCAATCAAGGATCATTGACATTGTGGAGGCCGGAGCCAAGGAGCGTGGTTGGACAAAGGCGACGAAGAATCGCTATCTGTCGCCGCTGCGCTCGGTGATGCGGTACGCCGCGCTCAAGCGCCAGTGGATTTCAGCCAACCAGTTGCCCGCCTTTTTCATGGAAAAGGAGAGCACCGGTCGCACCCGCTGGCTCAAGCCCGATGAGATCTCGCGGCTGATCGCTGCCCTGCCCGAGCACTGGAAGGACATCGCGGGCTTCGCGCTGGCCACCGGTCAACGGATGGGCAACGTGCTGGGGCTGCGCTGGGATCAGGTGGACTTGGTGCGCCGGGTGGTGGTGTTTGAGGGCGACGTCATGAAGAACGGCGACGCTCACGGCATCCCGCTCAACGATACGGCGGTCGAGCTTGTTCGGCGGCAGATCGGCCTGCATGTGGAACGGGTGTTCACCTACAAGGGTAAACCCATCCACAAAGGCGGCGCGGCAACCTGGCGGCGGGCACTCGAGAAGGCGGGGCTGGAGGGAACGGGCGTGGTCAAGCACTCGTTCCGCCACACCTGGGCCACGATGATGATGAACGCTGGGGTGAGCGACGGTCTGTTGATGGCGATGGGGAGCTGGAAAACGGCGAAGATGGTGAGGCGTTATGCACACGCCAACGCACAGTCTTTGCTGCCCTATGCCCGCCAGATTGACGCCACCCTGACGGGAGCCTTATCGGGGGTGACACAAACAGTGACACATAGCTCCGATGGAATCAAAACCCCCGAGCCACAGCCGCTTCGAGTAGTCGGCTAAGTGACTGATAATTTGGAGGTTTTGGCGGAAAGGGTGGGATTCGAACCCACGGTACGGTAGACCGTACACCGGATTTCGAGTCCCACGGATTTTCGAGGACACACAAGAAAAACTCCTGAGAAATCAGGCACATGCGCTCAAGACTGCCCAGTCACATCGTCTTGTGTGCTCCTCGTAATCCTGCCTTTTCCTGCCTATCCCTGTCTGTACTTCGACACAAAAAGAGCACACGAATCACCCATGCCAAAGTCATCGGCACCCAAGAAGAAATACCGCCCCAAGGGCTTGATGAGAGACCCGGTCAAATTCGTGCTGATGGGCATGAGACCGGCAGAGCAAGACGCTCAGCTCAAGATGAAGATCTGTCTTCACTCGGCGATGGCCAACCTCACCAAAGGCGCAGGCACCCGATCTGACTGGGAGGAGCTGGCCAACGGGTTGAACGTCGGCCTGGTCTTGTGCGAGATGGGTTACGGCAAGGAGTTTGTGGAAGACCTGGTGAGCGCCCAAGCCTCAATGGTTCTGTTGCGCGAGAGATACAAGGAGACTGGCCGTTTCATTTTCCGCGCAGAGGAGATGCGGTGCGTGAACTCGGCCCTGGACATTCACGACCAGCAGATCGAGCTGGCACCTTTGAAGGATTTCGAGCGGGCGATCATGGCGGTGAACGCCGCTCTAGCCAAAGGCAACTTCGTTACCGTCCAGAAGATTTCCGGACGGCAGCCGCTTTCTTCGCCACAGACTCCGGCTGTTTGACGAACTGTTTGCCCTGCTTGTTGCCCTCAGCCTTGGCACGATTGGTCGCAGCTTTCTCAGCAGGCGTCAGCTTTTCCCAGACCTTCTCAGGCAGGTATCGCTTCTTGCCCTCCGAGGGGCTGCCGTCAGAGGTGCGCCACTTCTGATCTGTCCAGGTCGATAGCGACTTCTGGGAGGAGGTCTTACCCCCAGAGTAGCCGCCACCCTTGTCCTTGTACTCAGTAGCCAGGAGCTGCGCCTTGCGGGCAGACCACTCGCCGGGATCTCCGCCCTTGGAGCCCGCCATGATCTTGTCCTTGAGCCGCTCGCGCAGCTCTGGTTTTGTGTAGGTCATTTGCCACTCTCCTTCTTGCGGGCCAGCATGGACTCCTCGATCTGCTTGGCGTAGTCGATGCGGAGCTGCTGGATCTTGGTGATCTCGGCGCGCTTCACGTCACCAGGCATCTCCGTGTCATCCTCGATGAGCTTGATCTGTTGACTGAGCTTGCTCATGGTGTTGGATGCTTTGGAGTACAGCTTGTTCAGCGCGATGAGGTCGCCCTTGTCCTCTGCCAGGTCTGTTGCTTTGTCGATCTGCCCGAGCTTGATGAAGTTCTGGTAGTCGGCTGTCACAGTGGCAGCAATCTTTGCGTTCTCATAGAAGCTGGTGATGTACTTCGACTGGTCTTGCGGCAGCGTCTTGACGTAGTTGCCGACCACGAGGAAGTCGTCGATGCGCTGGAACCGCGAAGACTCGCCGTCCTTGAGTGGGGCGGTTGCCGCGTTCGAGGTGGTCAAGATGGCGCTTCCCAGCCAGCCGAGGTATCCACGGATCAGGTAGTCGATCTGGATCGGCGAGAACTGCACGTCGTCTGCCTTAACAGATCCGCCGGTCAGGGTCTCCATCGCCGAGGCAAACATGCCATTGACCTTGTTGAGACCGATGGCCAGATCCGATGTGCCCTGGTTGACGCGGTTCTCTTTGGACAGACGCTCCATGCCCTGCGACTCAATCGCACGACCGGTGAAGCCATCCTTGTTGGCGGAGATCTCGTAGAGGGGCTTGATAACCTGCGGTATCGGATTCATGGCCAGGTTCTCGAGCAGCACATGCTTGAGGCGCTGAGCGAACACCTTGCCCTCAACCTTGTCATCAACCATCTGTTCGGTGATGCGCTCGGCCACAGTGGCAAAGGCACCCATCTCAAATGGCTTGGGGATGCGCAGCCATTTGTTATCTGTGCCAGGGATCTTGATCCAGAAGAACGAGTCGCGCTGCCACTCCTCGAGCTTCTTGTATTCCTCATCGTCGCTGTTGATGAGATACAAGGCCACACCCATCAGCGTGACGGCACCCAGAACGGTCGAGAACTTTGCTGCCTTCTGGCGGGTAGATGCGTCAGCCTCGCCACCCAGAACCTGCACAACAGGATCGAGACCGTCGCGGCCCAGCTTGTACATGCCTTGCAGTCGTGCGTTGAAGTACGGCACGATCTGAGACAGGTAGCGGATCATGGTGCCGCTGCCTTGCAGAGAGAAGTCTTGCAGGTCGCGGGCTGCATAGGCCGCCTCAAGATGGGTCGCGCCGTTGGAGCGGAGCTGTTGGTACAGCGCCAGTCGGTTCGCGTTCTCCATCGCATCGCTGATCTCGTCGTACTTGGCCCACCAGCGTTTGATGCCAGCTTTGGCCTTGTCTGTCGTAGTCAGGATGTCCTCAGATGGCACGCCTTCTTTGAGCAGGCGCTTCACATTCGAAGCCTGGTCGCCGTCGAAGGCGTTGCCCATTGCGAACAGACCGCCACCAACCAAGGCCTCGGCTCGATCATCCTTGTAAGCCGCGTAGCCTTGCAGCACGTTCTTCACAGGATTGTTCGACAGCTCGGTCAGACCGATGGATTGAACGGAGTCGCGGATCAAGTTGTTGATCTTGAACGTCGGCGACAGCGAGATGAACTTGGTAAGCGTCGTCTTGAACTCACGAGCGACATTCAGCCACATCGAAGCCTGCTGAACATTGGCAACCGCATCGAGAGATGCCAGCAGGAACTCGTCCTTGATTTCCCAGTAGGCCTCTTTGCCTTTGACCATTGTCTTCACTGCGTACTTGAGCGGCACCTTGTTGCCCTCAGCGTCCTTGCCGAACTTGCCGTCACCCAGTGGGGTCAGCTTGCTGACAATGTCGCCTAGCTCGGCAGCAGAATCCAGCGTCGAGTTGGCGGCCTGGTTCTTCATCGAAGCCGACAGAATGTGCGACCAGTTGAGCAGCACGTTTTCCATCAAGTCGTTGAGCTGACGGGTCGAGCCCTTGAGTCGTTTCGACAGATACTGACCAACGGCACCAGTCGATGTGTTAGCAGCCGACAGCGTCCCATCCTCCTCCATCTGGCGATAGAAAGGCACGTACCAGATGTCCGCAGCAAAGCGTTTGTAGGAGGCGTCGTCCATCAGACCGGTTGAGCGAGCCACATCCAGAACAGATCTGTTCAGCTCGTTCATGTCGTTGAGCACGGTGGCGTACACGGCCATGCGAGACTTGCCATTCGGCATGGTGCCTCGGTTGATGTTGGTCAACGCTGCGATCTCGTCGTCCGAGAAGAAGTTCTCTCGGTCTTGCTTCTTGAGCTGCGCAGCGCGGTTGGCTGCAATCCACATCAGGAAGCGGTCAGTCTCAACACCAACAGGCTTGAGAATCTCCAGCAGGCCGCTCGTGCCCTTCTTGATGTTCAAAGCACCATCGTCATTGAACACCTGGCCGTAGTGCAACAGGCCAGACAGAGCACCATCCTGCGGGCTGTTCGACAGGCGAAGCTGCATGTAAGCCTTGAGGTCGATGTCCCTGACTGGGCGGAACTTGTCGAAAGTCTTCTGCACCACGCGCAGCCACATGCGAGGCTTGAGTGCCTCAAGTCGCTCGCGGACAGTGGGTGGTGAGTAGTGGCCTTTGGCCAGCGCCATCTCACGCACCTTGGCGGGCAGGTCTGCAAACTGAGACTCGTATTCTTTGCGACGGAACATGGGCAGGCCATCGGCCTCCACCTGTTTCTGGAGTGACTCGGGGATTACGAAGCCAAGCTGTTTGCCAGTGCCCTCGATCTCCATGACCTCCACAGCGTTCTTGCCCACAATGTCTTTTGCAACGGACGGGACAGTCTGGTTGTAGTACGGGCGCAGGTCGGACTGGAACACCTGAAGCTCATCACCAGAAATCTTGATTCCGTCGCCGCTGTCGATAATGGCTTGCGCCATGTCCTTGCCAACCACGCTGGGCAGGTCTTCGGTTTTGACCCTGCTCTTGCTGACGACGTTCTCGCCATTCTTGCTGGCGCTGATTTCCCAGGTGTTGTCGTCATTGCGCCCGGAGTAGACGGTGTCCACATCTTTGCGCAAATCGTATCGGTCGTTTTGCTGCTCGCCTGTTGTCCAGGAGATTCGGTCGATGCCTTGCGACTGTGCATACGCAATCGCACGCTTCAACAGAAGGCTAGTCCAGCTCGCCGTCTCCTTGATGAACGGAGCGTTGGGTATGCCCACGTTTGGCATCTTGGATTCGGCATACTGCTTCGCCTCGGCCATCGACTTGAATCTGTCCGGCGCATATAGCTCAGCGTACTGCGCAATTCGCAGCTCCCACTGGCCGTCATCACGACGAGTGACCTTCGGTTTAGAGATGCCGCTCTTGCGACCCTCTTGGGCACGCTGAGATTGCAGCTCCTCGAGGAACAGAACGTCGCGGCCTTGCGCATCTTTACGCACATCCATGCGCAACCAGCCAATAGCCTTGCCGTCGGACACATCGCCGAAGTGAATGTCGTCTCCGCCGTTCCATCTCTTGACTCGAACAGACGGGTCTGTCAAAACGAGTTCGACATAGTTCGTCCCGCCAGCGAGCTTTAGTTTTGGATTGTTGTGTTTTGTTCCGGTGTACTCGCTGACCAGGCCAAGCTCATTCAGCAGCTCATCCCGATCCATGTAGACCGGGTCGTTGGGCATCTCTCCGCCGTCATAGAGATCAGCGTATCTAGAACGCAGCTCAGCATCAGAGATGTACCAGCCTGGGCCACTGAGCAAAACCTCGTTGACGTAGACGCGATTGCCAGCAATGAAGTCCAGCACTTCTTGCTTGGTGACTCGCTCGTCGCCTTTGAGATCAAACCAGTCGTTGATGCCAACCCACTCAACCTCGTCCTTCTTGACGCCGAGCTTTGCGCTGTTGCCAGCCAGCCATGCCTTCCACTGAGGGGCGGGCATCTTCTCCATCTTGTTGCCTCGGAACGCACGCTCCAAGGCGGAGTAGAAGGTCGGGGTCAGTTGACGATTGGCAGCCTTGGCGGACGCAATCGAAGCGTCAGCAGCGGCAGCGCCACCAGTGCCAGCGGCCACATCGCCCACCTCGACATAACGGCGAGCGTTAGCAACCAGACCACGGATCTCAGCATCGCTGATGTACTTGATGCCGAAGGTGTCGCGCAAGAACTTGCGGATGGCGGTGTAGACCTTCTGGAACGCGGTTTCGTTTCCAGGAGACTTGTACTCCATCGTCTCAGCCATATCAGCCAAGACCTCCTCGACAGCCGTCTCCAGGTCGAGGCCTTCGTTTGTCATCATCTTGTCGGCTCGAGCACGAACAGCCCTGCTGCTGTTGTAAGCGAGTCGCATTGTTGCGGCGTGGTTTTCGCCGAGTATGGATCGCAATCCATAGTGGCCAGCAACCTCGTGATAGATGCTGATGACAGCGTCTTTGGCATCTGTTGTGTTGCGTGCGATCAGGTAGACCTTGCCGTTGTAGTACGCACCGGCAATCATGCCCTCGGCTTTTTCGCGCTGCACCTGTGCGTACAGGCGAGCTGGCAGCTCACGCTCGGTGGCGACAACCTTGATCTCTGGCAGCTTCGCCCAGTTAGCCTTGAAGGCGTCAACGATCTTCTGGAGAGCGGAGACCTCCATGCCTTTGCCACCAGCAGACAGACGGAACGTGCCATCACCCTGCTCGGCTGACCGTTTAACCTTGCTGTTCGAACGCTCCTTGCGTGCGTTGTTCAGAGCTGTTTCAGCAATCTTGTCGTGCAGCTCAATGGTGGCGTAGCCATCCTCGACGGCCTCTTTCCATGCTGTTTGCTGCTCGGCAGGCAGGCTGTTCCAGGCAACGTGCGGGGCTTTGCCGTCATCGTTGTCTTCCCACTGCTCGATGATTTCAGCCTTTGTCGCCTTCTTTTTGCCAATCTGTTTGTCGACCTCAACCTGCGCCTTGCCGGACTCTTTCTTTGCCTCGGTCTTGGGAGACAACTCCTCAGCCAGCGCCATGTTGGGATTGCCGTCAGCAACAGCGTCAGCCCACTTTTGCTGCGAGGCTGGAGACAGGTCTTTCCACTTCACGCCTTCGGGTGCGAACTGGCTCCACTTCTTCTGGCCTTGCGCAATGCGACCTTTTTGGAGAGCTTTCTCCTTGAGCTGCTGCTCGACGGTCTGCTTTTGCTCTGTTGCAGGAGCTGGCTTTTCGGCCTTCGGCTGATTGGCAGGCTTGGTCTTGGTCTCAGTGGCCGGAGCTTCTGCGTTGACCGCTGGAGCGGCAGCTTCTGCAACGGCAGGTGCTGGCGCGGGAGTGACAGCCGGAGCCTCCTGAGTAGCTGGCGCAGCGGGAGCGGCAGCCGTTACTGGGGCTGGCGCAGGTGCAGCAGGTGCTTGTGGTGCCGGGGCGGCTGGAGCCTCTGCAACGGGCGCGGCAGGTGCTTGCGCAACCGGTGCAGCCTGGGCGACAGGAGTGGCCGGAGCTTGGGCGGCTGCGGCCTTGGGCTTGCCCTCGATGAAGAAGAAGGTTCCACCGCCAGCAGCCTTTGAGCGTTTGCCGGTGCGGATGCGGAAGTCCATGTCCGCAACATTCCTTGTGTATCCGCCCTCTCGCTTACCAGTCTTCTTGTTCTTCGGGCCAAGCAAAAAGGTTTCGGCTTGCTCCATCGACACGAATCTGTTGGGCACAGCGGTGTCGCCAACGCCAAATGCGGGCTGCACCTCGTAGCCTTCCTGGCGAGCCACGAGATCCTCGGGGGACAGTGCCAGGGTGCCAGCAGGCGTGGTTTGACCTTCCGGCAGTACAACAGGTTTTGCATCACCCTCGAGTGTTCGGGTCTCGTTGTTAGGCGTCACGCTGTCGCGGCGGATCAGCGGCGCGTTTTCACCCGTGCCAACGCCAACGCCGGTCGAGGCGGTTTCGCCGTAGGCAGCTTTAACATCTTCCTCGCGGCGCTTGCGCTCCGCAACGATCTCATCGTCGGACTTGATGTCTAGGTCTGCGAGCTGACGGTCGAGCTTGCCGATCTGAACGGCCATGCCAACGAAGCGCGGATCTTCGGCGCTCTCGATGCCAGAGTTGCGCAGAATCTCGGCGGTGCGCTCGTCGCCCATCAGTGATTCAAACACCTGCTGTCGAGCGGTAGCACCCTCGTCGAGCAAGCCTTTGATGAGGTCTTCCTTCTCCTCTGGAGAGGCTTCTTTGAACAGGCGCTCGAGTGCGAGCTGACCACCCTTGAAGCCACCGCCAGCCAGGCCGCCAATTGCAGCAGACTCAGCCACGTCCTCACCCACGGGCTTGAAGCCGAGCTTGTTTGTAAGGATCTGCTGGCCGCCCTCTTGGGCACCTTCGGTCAGCAGAGTCATGCCGAGCTGGCGTGCTGCGCTTCCTTCGCCAAACAGACCGAGCTTGTTCGTCACCCAGGTCAATGGGAGGTTGATGGCACCGGCTGCCCAAGCACGCTCGTTGGCCAGCTCCTTGTTACCGGTCTCGGACATGGCCTTCTCGTAGGCCTCCTGAGCCACGCCTGCGGACTCCAGCAGAGCGGCTGCACCAGCGCCAGCCGTGCGAGCGCCAGCCAGTCCCAGGCCAGCGACCTGGAAGCCCTTGGCAACGCCCATGCCGGGCGCAACAAAGGCGAGCATCGAGCCACCAGCAGCGGCCAGCTTTTGAGCGACAGACTGCTCTCGAGGGGTCAGGGCTTGCGCCTCGCGCTTCCCTGCTTCGGCCAATTGGCGCAGGGAGTCAGAGCCAACCTTGTCGGCAATGAACTCCAGCGTGCCGGAAACTGCACCGCCCAGGCCAGATGCTGCTGAGTCAAACAGCTTCATCGCGGATGCACGATCCTTGCCGTCTGTTCCCAGCTCTGCACGGCGAGCTGCGACCTTGGCCATGTCCTCGGCTTCCTGAGCCTTGTAGTCGGCCAGACCCTGTTTGTCGATCTGGGACTCGGTGGGCTTGTTGTTGCCAAAGGCGGATGTGATGCCAGAGTCGATGGCTGAGCCAATCTTTTCCAGAACCCCCGGCTTCTTAGCAGGGGTCTGGGTCTCGGTTGGTTGTGCAGCGAAGGACGGAAACGCAAAAGAGATTGCGTCTTTGGCCGGTTGCGCTGACTGTGTCGGCTGAGCCTCGGACATCGGTGAGGTCAAACCAGGGAAGGCGAATGAGATCGCCGACCCAGATGCTGCGGGAGCTGGCTCAGCAGCAGTGCTCAAGGCCTGTCGCCGTGGCTGAGGCTGTTCAGGTTCAGCCAGTCGTGCCACAGGCTTCGAGAGCCTGGGGTCGGCCTTGGATTCAACGCCAAGAACATCGCGGCGCAGGGCCGTATCCTTGTCCAGATAGAGACCATCGGTCTCATCCACGTCTGTCGAGATCAGCGGACGTGGGCGGCCTAAGCGCAGCAGTTCATCCATCGTTTAGTCCTTGGGTAGCAGAATCTTCTTGCCGTTGAATGTGACGTAAGGAAGGCCGGTGCTCTCGTCCACGCCATCAGCGCCCTTGCCGGATGCGATCCGACGACGCAGCGCGGGAATGAGCTGGGCGATCTGTGCAGGCGGAACCTTGCGCTCGTTCAACGAGTACAGGTTCTGGGCGTAGCCAGCGATCTCTCGACGCTGAGTCTGTTCGGTGCGCTGCTTCTCATAAGCCTCGCGCTGCTTGGGCAACATGGCCTCGATCTCATCCTTGGCCTTGACCTCAATCTCCTTGAGACCAAACGCAGAACCAAAAAACTTGGTCGCTGCGCTGTCCTCGTTGATCTGTTGCTGGCGATCACGGATGGCCGCGTTGGTCGAGCGGGTGTCGCGGTTGGTGGCAGCGTTGTCGGCTGCGCTCGATGCGTAGGCGTTGGCCTTGATCGTGTCGGCATCCGCTTTCTGTTGCTCAATCTTCTGCGACTTGGCTTTGTCAGCGCGGCCAAACTGGAACTCGATTGCCTTGCCTGCATCCAGCGAGCCGATGCCAGCCAGCAACTGAGCGGCGCTCAGGTCTCGACGAGTTACCTTGCCGTCAGGGGAAACCACACCCACGTTTTTGTAGGTCTGTGTTTCAGCGTCGAACGTCGCGCCGTTGGGGTCGATGTTCATGGGCGTGCCGCTGACCTGAGAGGCTTTGGCAACCAACTGCAAGGCATTGGGTTCACCCAGAGCAACGGCAGCGGCAGCGGCTTTGCGCAGCGGCTCGTAGCCCTGCTCGCGCATTTCGTTCACGCGCTTGCGCAGATCAAAGATCTTGTCCTGCTGACCCGTGGCAGCCAGGTAGCTTGCGGTGCCTTGGTACAGCTTGTCGTAGTAGGCATCGTCAGCGAGCTTCTGATTCTTGTACTTGCCTTCGCCGCCAGACTTGAAGATGTTGGCGCTGTCATCAGGCTTTGCTGGAGCTTGGTCTGGGCTGGGCGCAGCCATCGTGGGAGCTGCCTGTTGAGCAGCGCCTGGGGCTGTAATCGCGGACTGACGACCAGTCGGCACGGCAGCAGCGTCGCCGGATTGTGGCTGAGCAACAGGTGCTGCCTGCACCACGTTGTCATCGGCACCAGGCAACAGACCTGCTGCTCTGTCGTCGTTGATCTTTTTGATGAACGATGCGTACTCGTCAGCGGCCTTGCGCTGCTTGATCTTGGACTCTTGCTCGCTCTTTTCCCACTCGAAACGCTGATCGTCGCGCTCGATGGCTTTGGCACGACGGACGTTCTCGCCGTAACCCTCGACGCCTTCTTTCAGGCCAGTAGCGATTGCTGTAAACACACTCATCTCATGCTCCCTTCAAGGCGTGACGGCGCTGGACAGACGCGGGGGTGTGAGTATCGGACACCACCTTGTCGAGTTTCTTCACGCCGATTGCGCGAACAGTATCGGCGGGCAGGACGTACTCTCCGTTAGAGAGCATTGCTGGAACCTTGTCGTCAACAGGGCCGCCCGGGCCTTTGACTGCGCCTCGGCCTTTGTGAACCTTGCCGCCGTCAGCAAACTTGAGTCCTGTCAGCGCAGTGGCAGCGCCGCCCCAGCCGTTACCCGCTGCGTATCCGATGCCACCTTTGACCGCCATGCCAATCAGGCCAGCGGTTGCCGAGTCGGAGGCTGCCTGCTGCCCAGCAGCAATCTTGTAGCCAGCGCCATACAAAGAGCCAGCGTTGGCGTAGCTGTTGCCAGCGTTACCCATCATGGTGTTGAACGAACCGTAGGCACCACCCAGCGCGGCTCCAGGAGCGGCTGCGGTGTTGAGGGCTGATGTTCCGTTGTTAGACGCGCTGTTGCCAGCGTTGGTTGCGATGCCGTAGGCGGTCGACGAATTGGATGCCAGGTTGCGGCCAAGAGATGCAGCATCAATCATGCGTGCATAGCCAAGCTGCTCGGCGTTTTGGCGCGCATTGGTTGCGGCACCGGCTCGAGCTGCGGCCTCGCTGTTGGACAGTGACGCATTGATGGCAGCGAAGCGAGCAGAGTTCGGGTTGATGCCGTATCGAGCCAGCGTATCCATCGCCTGTTGGCGCTGCTGATCGTAGGCCTGGGCCACATCAGCCATGCCACGGCTGGCCAAGGCCTCGCGTTTTGCATCGGTGTTGTAGTCCTGCGCTTCCTTGACGATCTGTTCCTCAACAGGGCGGAAGGTCTTTTGCTCATAGTCGTAATACTTCGAGGCGCGATCTTCGTTTGCAGCAGCAATGTCTGTTTGCTGCTTCATCACATCAAGCTGAGCCTTGGAGATGGACTCAGCAAGTGGCTTCATGTCAGCGTACTGCGTCTTCTGGAAGTCCAAATACTCTTTGGCTGTATCAGCCTGGATCTTTGCGATCTCAGTAGAAGACGCCGCTGCCTGACTCATTGCGTCACGCTGCGCGTTTGCCGCTGATTCTGCTGCGCTCGATGCGCTGCGAGACGCTAGGTAGGTGCCACCTACAACGATAGCTGCTGCTGCAATAAATGCCATATCAATTACCTTTCTCGTTCTGCGGCGCTGAAAGCGCTTTGAACTCATCGTATGAATTAACCGTTAACTCGTCAGCAATGTTCTCAACATCTGTTGACTCTGTTCCGCAGATGGTTGTCCAGACCGCATCCTCATGGATAAAGAACGCTCGCTTCGCGCCAGGCTGAGCCACAAACGTGTAAGGCGCGGCCACCCGGATGACGCCATCGTCAGTCAGAACAGAGACCTCGCCCTTCGACAGAATGTTGATCTGCGAGTGCTTGTGAATACGACCAACAATGACAGACCCAGCGGGTGCCGACATCTCTCTCGCATAGACACCCCGTGAGAAGTAGTGCTTCACAGGAATGTCCACCTGTGGCAACTGCATCACCTGAGACTCCAGGACAACCACCTTGGCGCGAGCGTCGTCGACAGCGATTGCATCACGCATCGCCTGCTCGACAACTTCTTGTGACAGCTCGCATTGATCCATTGCTAGTTACCGGTTTGATTCAGCCTCTGAATTATCTCGTTTATCTTGGAAATCACCTGGGAATTGGTGGAATTTTCGGCCAAAAGCGCCAGTTCGCCGCCTCGGACTCCAGTGATGATTTCCAAGTTTTCCTTCATCGGGCGCAACAGACTGGCGACTGTGGCATCCGAGACCTGTTGGGTGCTGGGGATAGCTGGCTTTTTCATTACAGCTCGATCAGACCTTTGGAGGTCTCAGAGATTTTGACGTGCCGGATAGGCACATTGCCGGTAAGGCGGAACTCCCACCGGTCGCCCTTGAATCCGGACGGCAGGCGGAACGGGCTGGCGCTGCTGACCGGGATCGTTGCAATCAGCTTGGACTGGCAGTAGATGGTCATCTGGATATATCGTCCACTGATGCCCACAGGCGGCAGCGGCGACAGGATCGAACCGTTGATGATGTTCGAACCGATGGTGTTCGTCTCGCCGATGGTCGATTGCAGGTTTGAGTTGGCCGCAAAGAGCGCCTGATTGGAGGCCGTCAGCGCAGCGAGCTGCTGCTGCAAGGCGGCAGTCAGGGCCACGTCGTTGAACTCAGCCTCGACCTGTGCAGCACCGAAGTTCAGTGGGCGGGGGAGGATGAACAGCTTTGACTTCCACTCGTAGGGGATAAAGTTGTACGAGTCACCCTCCCAGATCTTGATCTGGTTATCTTGGACAACGTGCAAGGCGGCGCTGATCGGCTCGACATGCACCGCAGTGGTGAACATGGTCGTAGTGGTGAGCGGTGACGCTGTCTCATTGCGGTCAAGGATCAGAGCCCCTCTGAAGTCCCCAGCCCCGAGCTGGCAGAACAGGTAGTAGCGGCCATCCAAAACGGCACCCAGCATGGTCGATGGCTGGTATTTCTGCCACTCCTGGCGGGTCATCAGGCCTCGAGTCGAGTTGCCAGCAAAGCCTTGATTGACTTTGATGACGCCGTTGGGTGAGGCGTACATCGCGCCGCTGTCATCCGAGGCGATAGAACGCTTGGAGATGCAGGGCTCGTAGATCGGCAGCTTGGCCTGACTCATGGCGGCAGGCGTGGAGCCGCTGATGACGAAGGGATTGCCCTTGGTCGCCACGACCAGCGATTCGCCGAAAGCAGCTAGACCCACGATGGGGAACTCAACCGTCAGCGAGTATTGCACCGGCCATGCGTGCGGCTGGAAAGGCTCACAGAAGTACACCTCGTTGCCACGGAAGCCTGCGAGGATGCCGTTGGCCATCGCAACCAGGCCCGTCAGGTCGGACGGTGGTGGCGAGTAGCTGCCGGAGCTGAGAGCTTGGCCAAGGCCAGTGGCCACCACGGTGTCGGAGTAGCTGGTGGTGCCGATGTTCACGTCAGCAACCTTGAGGTACGCACTCGAGGTGGTGCCTGCAACAGATCGGTAGATGCGAACCTTGGTGATGTTGT